TTTCATGCAGACGGTCATACCGTTCATGACTTCGATCTCCGTTTCCAAGCAGAAGACCTTGATCTCGTACCGAAAGATCGGAAGTTCCGATGGAAGATGTTGAGCGGTGACACAATGGTTGCCGTCACAAAAAGAAATCTTTTGAAATTGTTGGAGGGTTCAATATGAAGAAAAATCCCGGAAGAGCGGAACGCAGACGGCTTTTCTTTAGCCGCCGCAGGGCCGCAGGAAAGCAGAGAGCTAAGATGAACGAATATATCAGCTCTCACAAATTTTTGAAGAAGTTTCAGGAGGTATAAGAGATGGCTACCAAAACACCCGCTCCCGCTGTTGATTACAGCACCATGAATGCCCTTGCAAAGTTGCAGCTGGCTCGGTTGAAGTTCCTGCAAGCCGGGGTGAAGAAGACCGGTAAGAACATTCACTTGGAGTTCATGTACTTCGAGCTGCAAGACATTGTTCCCACCGCAGAGTCCATCTTTGCCGAGGTTGGTCTTCTGATGGTTCCCACCGTTGGTAAGGACTACGCTACCGCCAAGGTCTATAACTGTGATGACCGTGAGGAAGAGCCGGTTATCTTTGAGGTTCCTTTCACCCAGATTGCCCCGATCATCTCGAACACCGGTAAGGTGGTTACGAATGAAATGCAAGCTCTTGGCAGTTCGATTACCTACATTCGCCGGTATCTCTGGCAGTTGGTACTTGACATTATCGAGGCCGACAGCATTGACAATATCTCCGGTGGAGATGATGGTCAGGACGCTCCTACTCCCACTCCCAAGAAAACCCGGAAAGCCCCCGTCACACAGGAACAGCGGCAGGAGATCAAGTCTGAACTGACTTCCGCTCCTGAGAATGCCGCCAGTGAGGAACAGATTGCCAATCTGAAAACCTCCCTGAAAAAGCTCATGGAACTTGACCCCGATCAGGAGTCCTTTGTTCAGAGTGTGGCAGTGAAGACCGAAGGGTTCACCAAAATCACCGCTGATGTATGTGACCAGCTGATTGCCGGAGTTGCGGATATGCTGACGGCGTATGAAACGCAGGAGGGTTAATCATGGAATGGGTTGACAACAGAATTCAGATCGTTCCGCCCAAGCGTCCTAAGAAGTTGACGGCAACTCGGTTTGCTACCGTTTTGGGGCTGAACCCGTGGTCTACTCCCTTTGAGGTATGGTGCGAGATCACTCGTACCTACCAGAAGACCTTTGAAGACACCATTTACACCAGGGCCGGTAAGGTTATCGAGCCGAAACAGGCGGAATACATGAAGAACACCTACTTCATGAGCAATCTGGTAACTCCGACTGATCGGTTCGGGGAGGATTATTTCAAAAGAACCTTCGGTGATTTCTTCCCTGATGTGGCTGTCTTCGGTGGTATGTGGGACTACCTGCTGTGCGATAAGACCGGCAAACCCATAGCCGTCCTCGAAATGAAGACCTCCAAGCGGGTAGAGGATTGGGCTGAGGACATTCCCGAGTATTATGCCCTGCAAGCTGCGCTTTATGCTCACCTTCTGGGTGTGGATAGCGTTATCATGGTGGCTTCCTTCCTTGACCCCTCTGACTATGAGGCCCCGGAGAACTTTGTGTGTAGCTCCGCAAACACCATTACCCGGCCTTTCAAGGTGTCTGAGCGTTACCCTGACTTCGAGAAGCGGTATGTGAAACCGGCTCTGAAATGGTGGAAAGATCATGTGGAAACCGGCCTCTCTCCTGCCTATGACGAAAAGCAGGACGCAGAAATCTTGAAGGTTCTCCGTACCAATAACCTGTCCCCGGAAACGGACTTGGCTGATCTGGTGTCCGAGGCGGAAGCCCTGAAAGCCAAACTGGACGCTCATGCCGCAGAGGTGGCCGAGGACGAGAAACGGTATAAGACCCTGACTGACCTGATTAAGAAGTCTGCCATGGCTCAATTCCGGGATGGGGACAAGAAGGTGTCTATCACCGGTAAGGCTTACACTTGGGAGGTCAGCCGTACTTCTACCTCTAAGATCAATAAGGACGCTATGAAAGCGGACGGTGTGTTGGAGAAGTACACCACCATGGAAGATAGTTACCGGATTACCCCGAAAGCGATTAAGGAGGACTGAACAATGTATATTGACCCCTTTGTAGCCGGTGTTCTGGCTACCGTCATGGTAGAGTTGATGGCAAGCATTGTCTATGCTATCTGGGTCAGCAAGAAAAAGTGAGGGGTGCGCTATGAAATTTGAGAAATTTGTGAAGTCCCTTGCTTCCAGCGGAGTTATTTACAAGCGGGGAGTTGATGATCTTCCTTTCGCTGACCGTTGGCTGGCCTCCCCCTCTGTGTTTATGCTTATCCCACCCACGGTAAGAAGTGTAACAGCGGAGGCTATTCAGGATATGCCGAAAACAATCGACAAGATGATTGACCAAATCGGTCATACCGAATACGCAGAACTGGCAGAGGCCATTATGCCTTTCCCCGATGGCGGTATCAAGGATTGCATTCGAGTCTTTAAGACCAAGGACGGCACTATGTCCATCAAAATCAGTAATGATGACTGGTCTTTGATTGAGAAGTCTGACCTGTGTGAAATTCTGTATGCCTACGACCTTGACACGAATTCTACCGTGGCTAAGGCTCTGTTGGTCAAGCAATATCCCGAGTTGCCGGATGATGAAGAGGAACTGGTAGGTATCATCTTCCCGGCAAACCTTGAAGTTTAAGGAGGACACCTACTATGGCGAAAATTGGACTGAGTGAGGGATTTACCCTCATTCCCGAAGGGACTCATGTGTTCAAAATCACAGCGGTCAACTACAAGGAAGCCTTTGGTAAGTTGGAGATCACCATGCAGACTCAGAGCGGAGCCAAGCACATTGAACGCTTCTCCCTGCTGAAAACCGATGGCTCTCCCAATGAAGGTGCCCTGAACGCTTTCAGTTACTTTGCCAAAACCGCTCTCAATGATTTCTCCCTGACTGAGATCGACCATGAAGACCTCGTTGGGTGCTTCATTGAGTGTGATGTGGAGCATGATGTTCAGCCGAACAAGAACAAGCCGGATAAGACCGTCACATTCGCTCGGCTGGCCGATAAGCGGCCCTCTGAGGGCTGGGATGAAGGAGAAGCCCCCTCACTCGCACCGGCCTCTAAACCCGCTCCTGCGGCCTCTCAGACGGCAAAGAAGCCCTCTTTTGACCTGAATGCCCTGTTAGGGTGAAACCGGACGAGGGAGAGCGGTTATCTACCCTCTCCCTCTCCAATGGTTTGTTGAAAAACCTGTGGAAAGTGAGGATAAGATACTTTGACCACGACAAAGACAAAGGTGCAAATGCACCGGGAGATTTGCGAGGAAATCAATGATCTCTATGCCCGGAAAAATCATGATTACGGGGACAGTTTTCACCAGACCTTTATTGAAGAAGGTATGGCTATGGCCCGTATCAGGTTGGGAGATAAGTTCAACCGGTTTAAGACCCTTTCCCGTTCCGGGGAACAGAAGGTTGATGACGAGTCTATCAGGGATACGCTGATTGACCTTGCAAATTACGCAATCATGACTGTGCTGGAAATGGAGGTTGCCAATCATGACGGTAAATGAGTACCAAAAGGCCGCTCTGAGAACGGCTGACATGAATTATTCCGAACACAGCATGATAATGAACGGCGCACTTGGGTTATGTGGTGAGGCCGGTGAAGTAGCTGACATTATCAAGAAAGCGACCTTTCAGGGACACCCGCTCGATACCGAACACATTGCTGAGGAACTTGGTGATGTAGCGTGGTATTTGGCAATTACGGCTTCTGCAATCGGGAAAAACTTGGATGACATTTTTGCGGCAAATGTTGCGAAGCTGCGGAAGAGATACCCGGAAGGGTTTGACTCCGAGAGAAGCGTTCACCGGCCCGAATACGAGGGAGGTGCCTGTCATGACTGACAATCAAAGGCTCAATGCCCTTTTGGGTTTCATGAAACTCCCGGACGGAAGCCCTTTAGTTACAGTCAACATGATTGACTGGCTTACGAAAAACGGCTTTTTCTGTGCCCCTGCCTCCACCAAGTATCACGGGAATTATGAAGGTGGCCTCTTTGACCACTCCCTCTCCGTGGCAAAGCACTTGGTTGGCCTGACTGAGAGTTGTCAGTTGAAATGGAGGGATTGCCGATCTCCCTATCTGGTTGGAATGTTCCACGATCTCTGCAAAATTGACCAGTACAGATCAGAGCGGCAAGGTGTCACTCTCGGCGGTACAATTATCGAAGACCCTCTCCGCTGGGAATATAACCCGGACACGCTTCTGAAAGGGCATGGGGATAAGTCCGTCATGCTTCTCTCTCAGTTCTACGCTCTGACTGAGGAAGAGATCATGTGTATCAGGTATCATATGGGAGCCTTTTGCCCGAAAGAGGAATGGAACGATTACACCAGAGCGGTAAGAGCCTATCCGAATGTCCTGTGGACACATCAAGCGGATATGTTGGCAAGTCATGTGGAAGGAGTCTGACTATGAAGATTATTGAACCCAGCGTGGAGCTTGTCAATGCTCCCTCTTATCCGAACATTCTCTCTCTGATTGAACAGGCAGGGCGAACTTGCTACAAGTCCGAGAGCAAGATCACCGAAGACAGCGCAGAGAAGTTTGTCAGGAACATCTTGAAGCGGGGTCATGAAGCCGTCATTGAGCATGGTGTTGTGACCGTCCGGTTTATCTGTGACCGGGGAGTGAGTCATGAGATCGTCCGTCACCGGCTGGCCTCCTATTGTCAGGAGTCTACCCGGTATTGCAATTACAGCAAAGAGCAGTTCGGTACAGAGATCACCGTCATTTCTCCCGCATGGACTTCCGAAGGACTTCTTCCTTATACCATGTGGAAAGCCGCTTGTTATGAGGCTGAGGAAAAATACTTTACCCTCTTGGACATTGGCTGTTCTCCGCAGGAGGCTCGGTCTGTGTTGCCGAACAGTCTAAAAACCGAAGTGGTTATGACGGCCAATCTTCGGGAATGGCGGCATTTCATCAAACTTCGCTCCGCTCCCGCAGCTCACCCAGATATGCGTAGGGTTGCCAGAATGCTTTATGACCTCTTATCGGTCAGATACCCGGTCTTCTTTGAGGACATTGAGGTGTAAGCCATGATTGTTAAAAAGGCCGGAGGAAAGGTTTACGGGGCAATATTCACCGCCGCCGAGAAAAAGGCTATGGATATGGAGATCAATCGGCAAATCATTGAGGCCGATAGACGGTACACCGATGATATTGACGCTATGGTTCTCTATACCCTCATGGTTCACCTTGGATTTGGCCCTAAGCGGTTACGCCGGTTCTATGAGGCTTTTTCAGTAGAACATGACCGGCTTATCCAGCATTACGAAATGCCGGATGACTACACATGGCTCTGTAAGGAGCAGTTGAAGAAAATTGGTGTCGATGTGGAAGCGTGGAATAGAGAAAGGGGAAGTCTTCATGACATTCGTGAACAATAACGGGAAAGTCCCGTATATCATGGTGGCCGGTGCCGATCATGTGTCCGGCGAAATGCCTATTGCAGCTGCGGAGCAGATTTACAACGAGGGCAAGAAGAGAGCCAGCAACCGGTTTCCCGGCTATCCGGTCTGCGTGGACGGGAAGTATTTCTTCGCTACGGTGAAGACCTCTTCCCGGAAGAAAAAGACCGATGACGAATAAAGTCTGGTTGATCTTCCTTGCGATTTTCCTTCTCCTGTTGTCCTCCTGTGCGTCAGAGCCGGTTCCCAATGAGCAGGAGCCTCCCACTCAGACCGAACCGGTTGACCAGATAGAAAGCCCCTCTCCCTCTCTCTCACCGTGGTCAGAGGAAGAGATCACTGTCCTCTCGAAGATGGTATGGGGAGAGGCGAGGGGCATTCCCTCTGATACAGAGAAAGCGGCCTGTGTGTGGTGTGCGCTGAACCGGGTGGACTATGGGTATGGAAATATCGTCATGGTAGTAACCGCTCCATATCAATTCGCCGGATATGATGTAGATAACCCGATTGATGATGAAATTAAAGCCCTGTGTGAAGATGTTCTGACCCGGTGATATGCCGAGAAATCCGGGGAAACCGATGTAGGCCGAGTTCTCCCCTCGGACTATATGTGGTTTACCGGAGATGGAGAACGCAATTATTTCCGCAATGCCTATGAGGGAGGTCAAACTTGGGATTGGAGTCTGCAATCCCCTTATGAGAGTTGAGAGGTGCCAGTCATGTATGAAAAGATACCTACCGAACTAAAGCAGAAAACACAATGGGTCAATGTGTGGAACGGCTCTAAGGTTCCCATGCAGACCGGCCAGAAGAAAGCTGCGTCCTCTGTCCTACCTGACACTTGGGGCACTTTTGACTGTGCTGTGCTGAATGTGGCAAACGGCATTTATGACGGGATAGGGTATGTTTTCAACGATGATGGTCTTATCGGGATTGACATTGACGATGGTTTTGCCGATGGCCTGTTAAATCAACTGGCCTCAGACATTATCAGCCATTGCCACTCCTACACCGAGAAGAGCCGGAGCGGACGAGGGGTTCATATCCTTTTGAAAGGTAATCTCCCCTTCAAGGGCCGCAACAATCGTAATGGCGTGGAAATTTATCGGAGTAGCCGGTACTTTATCATGACCGGGAATGTCTTGCTCTATTCGGAGATCATTGAAAATCAGGAAGCGGTTGACTATGTGGTGTCCAAGTATTTTCCTGACGCTCCGAAAGAGAGTACCGGTTGCTCCGCCTCTCAACGGATATACTCACCTATCTACCGGAAGCCAGAACACGGCAAGATCACACTCAAACCTGAGTACCCGCCCATTACCACCGGAAGCCGAAACCTGAGCCTTACTTCGCTGGCCGGTCAACTTCATAATCAGGGGTATTCCAAGGCAGACATTTACAAAGAGCTGTTATTTGCCAATCAGCAAGCGTGTAAGCCCCCGCTTCCCAGAAGTGAGATTGAAACAATCGTAAATTCAGTTACCAGATACAGGAGGTAATTTCAATATGAAGTCTTTCAGGCGTGGGGACATTGTTCTGATTGATGTTCCCATCGTGGACGGGAGCAGAGTTCAGGGTGGAAACCGCCCGTGGCTGATCGTGCAGAATGATGTTGGCAACAGACACTCTCCCACCACGATTGTAGTCCCTCTTACCTCCAAGTTAAAGAGAATGGAAATGCCTACCCATGTGATTGTCACGGGAAAGGGCATTAAAGCAAGCATGGTGGAATATGAACAGGTACGAGTCATCGACAAATCCCATGTCAAAAAGTGTATCTGTACTCTTTCACCGCAGGTTATGTCCTATGTGGACAAGGCTCTGAAAAACGCTTTCTTCTACGGGGGAGGTATAAACGATGGAGAATAAAATTTGCCCTTTATCTATTATGAGTCCTGCTGAGTGCCCGTTCATGAATTGCAAAAAGAATGAATGTGCATGATGGGATGAAGACTCTCAGGCGTGTGCGCTTTTGACCTTAGCGAGATCAGTTAGAAAGGTGACAAGAAATGGCAGATGAAATTTTGACTACCGAAGAGCAGGAACTTTTTCAGCTCTCTAATGGCCGGTACATCATGGATAAAGACCTCTCTCAGAAGATGTTTTACATCAAGGAGGCAAAGCCTGAGAGAAGTCACCAGATCAGCGGCACCGGTTACTCTTGGGACGAGTCCGGTATGGCGGAACTGTTCTCCGAGTGCTATCAGAATGACACCCGCTTCTGCCCGGAAGCCAAGTGTTGGTACACCTATTCAAAGGGTGCGTGGCGTAAGGACATTGGCTCTCTTCTGGTGGCGGAAAAAATCAAAGAATTCTGCCGCCTGATGGCTCTCTATTGCGGGGAGATTGATAATGAAGACCGCCGCAGGGAGTACATGAAGTTCATCTCCAAGATGGGAGATCGCCGTTTCCGTGACCGGCTCATGAAGGACGCCGCCAGCGTCATGCCGATCACCGCAGAGGAATTTGACGCAAATCCCTACCTCATTAACTGCCGGAACGGAACCTATGACCTCCAAAAGATGGAGTTCCGTGAGCATGATTGGCACGACTTTCTGACCATGCAGACCAATTTCGACTACACTCTGCAAGACGCTGAGTGCCCTCGGTGGGAGCAGTTTATTCAGGAAGTCACCTGCAATGACGCAGATAAGGCCGACTATCTGCAAAAGGCCCTCGGGTATTCCATGCTGGGTACTGCCAATGAGGAATGTATGTTCATTCTGCATGGCAAGACCACCAGAAACGGCAAGTCTACTCTTCTGAGTGCCATTCACCACCTTCTCGGGGATTATGCCTCCGTGTCCCCGGTGTCCATTATCTGCAAGTCTGACCGCTCCAAGAACGCCGAAGCTGCAAGCCCTGTTTTGGCCTCTTTGAAGGGCAAGCGGTTTGTCACTATGGCGGAGAGCAATCAGTATGGACGGCTGGACGAGGAAACAATCAAGCAGCTTACCGGTGGTGAAGAGATTAAGGCCCGGAACCTCTATGAAGCCGCTACCACCTTCCTCCCGCAGTTTACCCTTTGGCTCTCCTGCAATGACCTTCCCTCTGTCAATGACAAAAGCCTGTTCGCCTCTGACCGTGTGCGGGTGATTGAATTCAACCGGCATTTCTCTGAGGACGAGCAGGACAAGAACCTAAAAAATGAGTTCCAGACACAGGAAGCTATGCAGGGCATTTTCGCTTGGCTGGTCGCCGGATACTTCAAGTACAAGCGGTTCGGTCTGAAAATGTCCCCCGCCATGCGGAAGGTAGTCAACCAGTACGAGCGTGACAACGATCTGTGCTTGCAGTTCCTCGAAGAACGCTGTGAACAGGCTGAGGGGGTCAACACCCGCTCGAAGTCTCTGTTTGACGCTTACAAGATTTGGTGCAAGTCCAACGGGTACTTTGCCTGTTCTGCCAAGCGGTTCAACGCCGACATGGAAACGCACCCTGAGTGGCACGGCGGCAAGGTTGTGTATCAGGGCTACCCCGTCTACAAGAACCTCAGACTGAAAGGAGCGTCCTAATGAACCGTTCATGCAATTCTATCCTCTGCCGCTTCGGTATCCACACAGCAGACCCGTATGTTCATATTCAGGTCAAGTGCCGTAATGGTTCTCACCGCTGGCAGAGCAACTATGAAGTCTGTAAACGGTGCGGCAAGCGGCTAAGAAAAATCCGCATTGTAAAGGAGCGTCCGTGATGAAAATTACTCTTGATATTCCCGATGGCATTATTGCAGGGTTCTTCAATGGTGTAGAGGTCACGGCTCACGGTATGCAGTTGGTGTCCTATCAACTCAGCACTGACGATCTGAAAGATGGTAACACCGTAAAATTCCCTCGTGAACAGGAGGTGACAGTATGATTGCCACCAATGAAGAACTCGCCCTGCTGGAAAAGTGGAAGCGAAAACTCTGCTTGCAGGAGTGGCGAATAAAGCTGTTAACCCACCTTCACCCGGAAGAAATGATGGTGCGTAATACCGCAGGCTGTACCGAGTGGTCAGAAGCAATTAAGACCGCTCGTATTGAGATCATCAACCCTGCCTGCTACGGCGACCGCATTGTGCCGTTCGATTTTGAAAAGACGCTGGTACATGAGCTGCTACACCTGAAATTCTCCTTCTGGTGTCAGAACGAAGATGATGTTGGCGATAGAGTCATGCACCAGATGATTGACGATCTCGCAAGAGCTTTGACGGAAGGGGACAGCGATGATGAAGCCTGAATACTGTCCCGATTATGTGGGCGTTGCCTGCGTTGATGGCACTTGCCCTGTTGCCAACTGTGAAGAATATGCTGAGCGGTGTATGCCTGTCATTTCCTGTTGCCGGGACTGCTTCTATTATAAGGGCTGTGAAGACTGTGCAATCTCTGACGATTGCGACCGAATGGAGGATAAACATGAGTAAAAAGTGTGTATGTGGCAATGAAATGACTCGTGAAGACTGGAAGCACGAGTGGGTCTGTCATCGTTGTGGACGAAAGCGGCCTATCCCACTACCACCGATGTTCACCGTCTTCATGTGCCGTAAATGTGAACACCTTCTGTATGTCGAGGAAGACGAGGACTTTCCTCAGAAGCTCGGAAAAATCGCCGCAAAATCCTGTCCCTGTTGCGGCGAACAGGAAGAAGGTCTGTGGAGACTTCTCGGTCGAGCGGAAGGGTTTGAGGGAACCGTGTTCACGGAGGAAAGCGATGAAGACTGAGAAAAAGAACCTCCGCCGCATTTCCATCGTAGTCACGGCACAGACCAAGGGGAACCTTGAACGGCTGGCGGCGGTCTGTGGCTACTCGGAGATCGGTCGAGTGGTTGACAAACTCACCCGTGAAAAGATGATCTCCCTCCATGACTTTGAAAGAAAGGAGAAGCACTATGAATGATGTAATGGAGCAAATCAAAACGCTTTCTGCCACCTTGGACGAGGAAACCACCCGCTTTCACCCTACCGGCAGACTGCTGTTGTTGGGTTCCTACGAGAGTGTATTTCTGAAAGCGGTCAAGCGCAAGGCTGATCTGTTGGGTATTGACTGTGACCTCACTCAATACCCCTGCCCTCCGTACAAGGCCGTGGTAGTGGATAGAGAAACCGTCCCGTCTGACATTAAGCTAACCGCCGAGGTTGACATTGACCACTCCTACTCACAGGGAATGTCCTCGGTGTCTCAGGCGACTTTGGCGCTCCTGCTGGCATTGGACTTGGTTCATGCTAAGGACATTACCATTGTAGGCCGGGGTCATGCCGTTCAGAACTTGGCAAAGTACCTCACCCTCGGTAACGCAACTGTGACGGTGGCGCACTCCAAAACCAAGAGTCTCTTGCAGGCCACGATGAACCGTGATGTGGTGATCTACGCCACGCCGACTATCACGAAGGACATTTCCTACAACACCCGTGATCTGGTCATCGACCTCGGCAACAGTGTTCCTCACCCTGACCGCTTCAACTGTCCCTATGTGAACAGGATTGGTTAGCTCACCGTGAGTGTGTTGCTCAACCGCTTTGCGAGAAAGGAGCATAGGACATGAGTGACATTCTGACCGCCATCGCCGCCGTTGAATGGATTGTTGTAGGCTGTCTATTCCTCTGGCGACTGCGCCACTGGAACCGCCGCTTTTCGGAACTCTATGACGAGCTGCGAAAGGAGATCGACCATGAATAAGGAAGACGCTCACATTGTCATAGCGATGGCAAATCACAACATGAATGTCACCGATGTTGCTCGTGCTATTTTCGCACACAGAAATACCGTTCTCTATCACTTGGACAAGGTGAAACGGCAGACCGGGTTAGACCCTCGGCGGTTCTATGATTTGGTCGAGCTGGTGAAGATGGCTCAGGAGGTGTTGGAAAATGGGTCTTGATATTACGGTCATGGAACGCAAAGATGTCCGTTGCCCTCATTGTGGCAAGGTCATCACAACGGTAGATGTTTCCAGCACCGACAGCGGTGGTCGGCTCTGGTACGACTTTCTGGAAAGGCTCGGCTACTATGTTCCTTACGAGAAGCGAACCAAGGAAAACGACTGGTATGGTAAGGACATGGTTCTTGACAACGAGCAGGCAAAACAGCTCGCAGACTACGCCGTGAAGAAAGAGGTCTACAACTGGGACGGTGTGGAGTGGATTGTGACGGAAGCACTCGCTCATGGGAACAAGGTGGTCATCAACGCCGATTGGTAGTTAGGTGATAAAGGTGATAAAGGTGAGTGTTTTTGCAAAGACTTTTTTCAAATCGGCGTGTTTTGAAAAATTGTTTTTCGTATTTTAGGTGAGTTAGGTGAGTAATCGGGCATAAATGCCTATAACTCTCTCTTATACGCGCGTATATAGAAATAGTTATAGGGAAATGCACCCGATTACTCACCTTTATCACCTTGGCGATTTTGAAAGGAGAAAACGACTATGGCAGATGAAATTGTGAAGAAACGCACTCGGCCTGATCGTAAGGAAGCCCTGAGCGTTCATACAGAACCGGGTGACAACAGAAAATATCTGGAACATTCGATGGTCATGCTGGACTGGCCTGATGTGAATGTGAGAGAGCCTGAACAGGTTAAAGAGCGTATGGGTATGTATTTTGCTCTGTGCGCTCAGGACGATATGAAGCCCTCTGTTGCTGGTATGGCATTGGCTTTTGGAGTTGATAGAACGACTCTATGGAAATGGGCAAATGGAGTGGATAGTAAGACTTTGCCCCCGGAAAGCCGCAACCTCGTTAAAAAAGCGTACCAACTTTTGAACGCACAAATGGAAAACTATATGCAGAACGGAAAGATCAATCCGGTTGCCGGTATCTTCCTGATGAAGAACAACATGGGCTATGCAGACAAGCAGGAGGTCGTGTTGACACCCAATCAGCAGCTCGGAGATCAGGTTCCCGCCGAGGACTTGGAGAAGAAGTATCTCGAAGATGTAGTGGGTGCGTCCAGCGACTATGACCCGGAAGACTGAGCGACTTTCACGACTTTTGCGACTATGGCTTACGACTATGCCGAACGACTTTGCGACTTTCGCCCGAACGACTTTGCGACTTTCCGGCGAGGGTCTGCGACTATGACAGAGCTGCCGATCTCCCGCTCCGAGGTCGGCGGCTTTTCCTTTTCCCGGTTGATCGGCGGCGGGTTCTACCGGGGCGGCGTGGGCGCTGCCGGGATTCCGGCCTGATCTGAAAGCGGAAACATTTTCAGCCCTTTATATTGTATAACTGCCATATTTGCAAAAAATCTTGATTTTCTTTTATATTTACGCTTGACAAGTAAATGTAAATATGCTATCTTGTATTTACCGAAAGGCAGTAAATGCAAATTGAATTTTGAAAGGGGCTTATATCATGAAAAAGATTTTTGATTTACCCGTTTGTGGTTATGACCGGGCAAAAAGTTTTTACGGAAAGGCGAAAATCATTGAAACGGAAAACGGCGAAAAAGTTTTACAGTCCTATAATACTTTTGTTTGCCGTATCACGGCGGCGGGGCGGTTCGTTCGTATGTGGGGCGGTTATTCTACTACTACAATGCGCCATGTGAATAGCTTTCTTTCATTCTATGATATGAACGGCGGCGGGAAATCGTGGTGGGATATGCAGCCGGTAGAAACGGAAAAGCCGAAAGCGGCGGATATGACCACCGCCGAAAGTTTGAAAGTCATGTATAACCGCCGTTCCGCTAACAGTGTGAATTATTGAAAGGGGTGTATTAAATGAAATTCAAGACAACGCAAAAGGCAGTAAAGGCCGGTTATCCTACAATTATTTGTGTTTCCTATTGTGGTTTGCAATATTTGTTGAATTATGAAAGCCCGGTTGCTTATACACAACGCCGGGAAGGGTGGGCGGCTGATATTTATGATATGGGCGGCGGGGTTGCCATTGTAACAGGCTATGCCCCTTTCGGAAATATCCGCCCATCTTATGAACAGGTAAAAGCCGTGGAAGAACAGGCCGAAAAAATCCGCTATGATTATAGCCTTTCCTATGAACAGCAGCGGGAAAGCCTGAAAAGCCTTGCAAGGGATTTTATAAAGGGGGTTTGCAATCATGAATAAACGGGAATATTGCGAAAGCCGGGAAAGTATTGCATATTATAGCGGCTTTAATGGCCTTGAAATCAAAGGCATTGAATACGGCATTAATGATCATGTTTATTGCGTTTCCGGGGCATGGGGCGGTGGTAAAGCGTTCCACCGCTGCAAAGTGCAGTATACCCGGAAAGGGGCGGCTTTTTTCCGGGTGCATGGGTATAGGGTTCCGCTTGATGAATGTATTAGAATGGGGGTTTAATTATGAATTACATTTTCAAAACAACGGCAACAATGAAAGAATACAACAACAAAAAGTGGTACATTGACGGCGGTATTGTTTCGGATATGCGCATAAATGCGGATAGCGTGGAAAATGCGCTTGAAATTTACCGGGAACAGGTGGAAGAAAAGCACTATATCAACATTTCCAAAAATGCCATTAAAAACAAGTCGGAAATGTTCGTTGATCTATCAGACGGGAGTGCAAAACAAGTCGGTTATGTTATCACGGGTAAAACAGAGTTTGACAAGGGCGATTATACCGGATACAGCACACAATATATTGATTTGTGGGTAACAATTCTAACCGTTGTTGATACGGTATTTTAATAGGGCGGTGAAAACGTGTATTTAATTCTTTTGTTGCTTTTGCTTCCGGTGCAAATCCTGATTGAAATATTGAAATTGAATAAGTGAACGCCGCCCCGGTGCTATTCCGGGGCGGTTGTTTTTTTGCGTTTTTCGGCCTGATTTGGGCGGCGTGAATGGGTAACGGGGGCGGGGGGATATGCCAGCGGCAGCGAGGGCGGGGTGAGCTGAAAAATATCCGCAAAAAATAAAAAGGCTTATTTACACTTACCTATTGACAATTACATTTACCTATGCTATCTTATATGCAAGAGGTGATCTTATGATGACATTCAAAAACGCAATCGGCTATATCCGAGTCTCCACCGAGAGACAGGCCGATGATGACAAATACGGTATCGAGGTTCAGAAGCAGGCCATTCTTCTCTACGCCAACGACAACGGCTATAACATCGTAGACTGGAAGGTCGATGAAATCAGTGGTGCGAAAGATGACCGTCCCGGTCTGAACGAAATCCTTTATGGGGACGATGTAAGCAACCCTCCCTATGAAGCGGTGATCGTATTCAAGAATGACCGTGTGGCTCGTGATACCAAGCTGTACTTCTACTACCTGTATGTGCTGGAAAAGAAGAACATCAAACTTCTGAGTACGCAGGAGAGCTTTACAGAGGGCAGTGAGTTCGCCAACATTTACCGTGCGCTGCTTCAATTCGTGGCAGAGCAGGAAAGAAAGAACATCGCTCTGCGAACCGGCAAGGGTCGTTCCATCAAGGCTTCCTGCGGTGGGTACAGCGGCGGTCGCCGTCCCTACGGTTACAAGGTAGTTGATGGTGTTCTCACCATTGACGAGCAGGAAGCTCCTATCGTGAAGTTCATCTTCGAGAAGCATGAGGACGGCGTTTCCATGCTGGGTATCACGGAGCTGCTGGAAAAGGCGGGATACCAGACCCGTTCCGGCAAGCGGTTTCAGGTGTCCACCATCAAGAGTATTCTCGGCAACCGTCCTTTGTACGAGGGTATGTATAAATACGGCGACATGAATTGGGTCAAGGGGGTTCATGAGCCGATTTTGAAGGGAGCAGAGGAGGAATGAAAAAGATGGCATGGCTGATAGGGCTGGCAGTTATCGTAGTCTTCTTTCTGGTCGGGTGTTCTAAGAAGAACTCGGCTGAACCTGTTGCGTGGGACTCGGCTGAACCTGTTGCGTGGGACTCGGCTTTTTCCGAAGCCGGGTTTACCGATGACGAGATCGCAAGCTATCGGGAAGTGTTTGACACCATTGGCGTGACTGATTTCCACGATGTTTCTATCGTAGATAATGACCCGATGACCGTGATTTGTGGTAAAATTTATGACAGCGAGGATTTGCAGCTCAACGTGACGCTGGAAAATCGCCAGATCATCTATGTAGAGTTGGCTGGTATCCCTGACACTAAGACCCAAGCCTATTTTAACTGGCGTGGCAAAGTGAAATGGAAGACAGTGAACACGAAAAAAGCAGTTGAGTTGTACTCTGACACCGAGGGCGGCTATTTAGGGGTTCTGGATTGGGACAATAAGACGATTTTGGAGTATGAGGGCTGATACCATGAGATTTTTTCTCAATATCATCGGATATTTCCTGATAATCAGTTCTATTTTGCTGGTTCTGGCGTTTGTGATACCGAAAATTCTATAATCGGCTTCTGTGAGGGCAGAAGTGACAGCCATGACGGGCTATCTGTGTAGAAATGCACAGGTAGCTCGTTTTTTTGTTGGAAAGGAAATGCACATGAATTATGAAAAACTCTCTGGCTCTATTCGAGCCGTGATCGACCGGCGACCGGGAGATGTCGGGGCGTACAACGACCTTTTTTCTCTGTGCCGGGAGTGGGAAACCGAGGATTTCTCGGCGGCACATAGGTTGAACAAGGAGCTGCTGGCACTCTCCGCAGATCAGGTAGTCCGTGGTGGCGGAGCGAAGTTCTATGAACAGTGGCGGCGGTGTCTTCTCTTTGAAGCACCCCATGATTTTGACTCCTTTATGACCTACATTGAACTCGACCGCAAGCCGGAAAAGCGGTTCTATGCCCCTCGCAAGCACTATCTCAGACCGATGGTGCAAGGGTTTCAAGATGTTCTGGACGGGAAGCTGCGCCTTTTGACGATCTCCATGCCGAAACGAGCGGGAAAGTCTCAAACGGGTATCAATTTTGTGAATATGCTCTCCGGGAAGTTCCCTGACCGCTCGACCCTGATGGAAGGGACGGGCGATGACCTTGTAAAGAGCTTCTACAATGGTTGTCTGGAATACCTGACAGTCCCTAACGAGTATCTGTTCTACGATGTATTCCCGGACGCACGGCTGGTACAGACCAATGCCGACACGAAGACGGCGAACCTGAAAAGCAAGTCCCGTTTCCCCACCATCATGTGTCGTTCCATTGACGCTCGACAGGTGGGCTTGTCCGAAGCCACCAATGTCCTCTACCTCGATGACTGTGTGGAAGGTCGTGAGGAAGCGAAAAACCGCCAGCGGCTTGATGACAAGTGGGAAGTGATCTCCGGCGATATTATGGGTCGTGCCATTGAAGGTACGCCGATGGTCTTTACCGGCACTCGCTATTCCCTGTATGACCCCATCGGTCGTGTGCAGGAACACGCACAGCGGGAGGGCTGGGCTTGGAGAGCGATTGAGATACCCGCCCTCGATCTCGTGACGGACGAGAGCAATTATGAGTATGAACGGGAGGGCAAGAAGGTCTTCACCACGGCTTATTTCCGGGAGCAGCGGGAACTTCTAAGTGCGGAGCAGTTTGAGAGCGAGTTCCAGCAACAGCCCTTTGAAGCGAAGGGTCTGCTGTTCAACAAGGACGAGCTGAACTACTTCTTTGAGCTGCCGAAAGACCGTGACCCGGACACCATCATCGCCGTTGGCGATACGGCGGAAAGCGGTACGGACTCGACCTCCATGCCGGTGGCGATGATATACGGCAATGCTGTGTATATCATTGATGTGGTCTTTGATGACTCTCCCGCTGAGGTGACGAAGCCGGAATGTGCCAAGTGCCTGATCGAGAACAAGGTTGCTTCCGCTGTCTTTGAGTCCAACAACGCCGGTCAATATTATGCCAGAGATGTTGACCAAATCATTCGAGATCGGGGGTATTCCGTGGGTATCCGCACGAAGCGCACGATCTCCAACAAGCAGACCCGTATTGAGTTCGCTTCCGACAACATCAAGAAAAACTTCTACTTCAAGCACCCCTCCACCTACAAGCGGGGCAGTCAGTATTGGAACTTCATGAAGGAAGTGACCACCTACACCCGCTCCGGTAAGGTTCCGCACGATGACGCACCTGACTCTCTCTCCCTGTTGGAGAACGAAATCCGTATGCTGTCCGGGGGTAAGGTGGAAGTTTTCAAACGGCCTATTTGAGTTCTTTACTTTCACTGTGGCGAATGGTATGATAAAAGGTTGGTATTGACAACCATTGGAGAGTTTGATACAATGATAAGAGAGAAAATAGGTAGAGGGGAGGTATTCTGTCTTGGGCTGTTTCGGTCGTAAGAAAATCTTTACCGATGTGACGGAAGTCACACGGGACAATGTTCTGAACGTGCTGAGAAAGGCACTTATCACACATTGGTCGAACAAAGCGGATATGGAATATCTCTATGCCTACTACAAAGGCAGACAGCCGATTTTGAACCGTAAAAAGGAAGTACGCCCTGAGATTCAAAACAATGTGGTCGAGAACCGTGCCAATGAGATCGTGTCCTTCAAGGTCGGCTATCTGATGGGGGAACCCATTCAGTATGTCAGCCGAAGCGATGATAAGATGGTTGCCGACAAGATCACCACTCTGAACGGCTACTGTCTTTCCGAGGATAAGGCCGCAAAGGATAAAGAACTGGCGGATTGGTTTCACATCTGCGGCACGGCATACCGCATGGTGCTTCCTGACAGCGAGTTTGAGAAGGAAAGTGATGAAGCTCCCTTCGAGATTTATACCCTCGACCCTCGGTTTGCTTTCGTGGTGTATGCCAATTCCATTGGGGAACCGCCCGTAATGGGTGTGAAGTACATTCAGCGGTCGGACGGTGCGGTGATTTACAGCATTTATACGAAAGACCGCTATTTCGAGGTTGAAAACCAGAGTATGATCGTCCGGGAAGAAGCCCAGTCGCTCGGTATTCCCATTATCGAATACCCGGCGAACAACGCTCGGTTGGGTGCTTTCGAGATCGTCCTTCCCTTGCTGGATGCTATCAATACGGTGGACAGCAACCGTCTTGATGGTGTAGAACAGTTTGTTCAGGCGCTTATGCTGTTTCACAATGTGGACATTTCCAGCGATGATTTCTCCAAGCTGCGGGACGAGGGTGCGCTCAAGTTCAAGGACATTGACCCGCAGTATAAAGCGGAGATCAAGTATCTGACCTCCGAACTGAACCAGAGCCAGACACAAACGCTGGTCGATCACCTCTATAACACGGTGCTGACGATCTGCGGTATGCCGAACCGCAACGGTGGTTCTTCTACCAGCGATACCGGCTCTGCGGTCATCATGCGTGACGGTTGGTCGGCGGCGGAAGCCAGAGCTAAGGACTCCGAGCTGATGTTTAAGCTCTCCGAAAAAGAGTTCTTGAAGCTAGTTCTGCATATCTGTTCCGATCTGAGTGATCTGGAATTGAAGCTGTCGAACGTGGAGGTTCGCTTTACTCGGCGCAATTATGAAAATATTGCTCAGAAAGCGACCGTATTGACCACTATGCTCAGTAATCCCAAGATTGCTCCCGTTCTGGCCTTTACCCATTGCGGTATGTTCTCCGACCCGCAGCTTGCCTACCGTATGAGTATGGATTATGCTGAGGAACAGGAGAAAAAGGCCGCTGAACTCGCAAGCAAGCAGAAGGAGGTTAATCCTGATGGAAAAGGAAATCCGCCTGACCCCGGAAGTGGTCAGGAAGATTGAGGAAATCTTGACTACGGGAAAGACCGTTGAGATCGCCGAGCGGCATGAGAAGGTGGTTGTTTGGGCGGTCAGCAGCAAAAAGAAATATGAACAGCCTATCGCATAGGCGGTAGGGACAGCCATTACGGGCTACTGATACCGAAAAGGTATTGGTAGCCCTTTTTCTTTTGGTTTAATCGCCGTAAGGCGTTGAATAGGCAGAGAAGCCTTAAATCACAAAACGGAGAGAACCGTAAACACAAAGGTATAGTGCGGAGATGCACTCTAAAAAGCGCAGAAAGGAACGATTGTATGGCAAAGATTGATGTTTCCACCATTGAGGGCTTTGCGGATATGACCGCAGAGCAGAAAGCAGAAGCCCTCGCAAACTACGAGTTTCCCGACCCTGATTATACCGGCTATGTGAAGAAAGATGTTTTTGACAAGACTGCTTCCGAGCTTGCGTCTTGGAAAAAGAAGCACAATGAGTTGCTTTCTGAGGAAGAACGCAAGAAGCTGGAAAATGAGCAGGTGTTCGAGGAAATGAAGAACAAGCTGGCGGGATTGGAAAAGGAGAAGACCGTTTCCAGTTACAAGGCGAGTTTCGCCGCACAGGGTTATCCTGAGCCGCTGGCGACCGAAGCCGCTACCGCTATGGCGAACGGTGAGATGGATAAGGTCTTTGCCGCACAGAAGACGTTTCTGGAACAGTATGAAAAAGATGTGAAAGCCAAGGTTCTGAAAGAAACCCCCAAGCCCCCTGCCGGTGGCAAGGGCGGCGAGATGACCAAGGCTGATTTTCTGAAACTCGACACCAAAGCCCAGTTGGAGTTCATCAAGGAACATTCTGACTGGCAGACAATTTTGAAGTAATTATGGAGGTAAAACATTATGGCTACCTATCTCGGTTTTCCGTTTGACCCTGAGCTGTTTAACTACAACTGGGCAAACGCAAAAGACCCCACCCTGACCGCTATGTTTGAGAGCGGCGCTGTCGCTCCGAACGCAGAGCTGGCGAAGCTGATCGCTAACGGCTCTGACTTCTACACCCTGCCCTTCTACAAGGTCATCGGCGGCACTCCTGAGAACTACGATGGCGCAACCGACATTACCCTGACCGACCCCGCTGGCGGCGCTCAGAACGGTATCGTGTTTGGTCGTGCGCACGGCTGGAAGGAGAAGGATTTCATCGTTGATTACAACAGCGGTGCCGACCCCATGCAGCAGATCGTGTCTCAGGTATCCAAGTATTGGCAGAAGCAGCGTCAGTCCATCATGCTGAAAATCCTCAATGCGGTCTTCGGCGTGACTGGCAGCGATGAGTTTGCTGATTGGGCGAACCACACCACCGACCTGTCTTCCGCTTCTACCACCGTTGCGGACGCTAACAAGATGGGCGCTACCACCATCGGTGACGCTATCCAGAAGGCTGTGGGTGACAATCAGGACGCTTTCCAGCTTGTGTTTATGCACAGCAAGGTCGCCACGAACATGGCTGGCCTGAAACTGCTGGAATTTCTCAAGTACACGGACGCAAACGGCGTGGAGCGCCCCCTGCGTATCGGCACGGTGAACGGTATGACCGTAGTCGTGGACGATGGCTGTCCCACTACCGCAGCGGACACTTCCAAGGCAGCGACCTATACCACCTACGTTCTCGGTTTGGGTGCTATCCAGTATGCTCCCGCCCCCGTGAAGGTTCCTTCCGAGCTGACCCGTGATGCTCTCAAGGGCGGCGGCTATGACGCTCTGGTGACTCGTATCCGTGAAACCATGCACCCCAACGGTTTCAGCTTCACCAAGCCCGCCAGCGGCTACACCGCTTCTCCCACGGACGCTCAGCTTGCGGCTACCGCCAACTGGTCTATCGTGGCTGACCCCAAGACCATTGCTCTGGCGAAGATCATCACAAACGGCTAAGGAGGTTCACCATGTTCTATGTTTCTGACGGAAAAGTGTATGTGAGGGAGGGAAATCACTTCCGTAACGTAGGCTTTACCGCAAAGGACAAGGTGATTACTCGGCGTGAACTGGAAAGTACCTCTGTGGTGATGGGTACGGTGGTTGCCGATACCCTCGATAACCCCGTAGCCCTAACCCGTGAGGAAATCATTACCAAGTTCAATCTGTCCGAGGAAAATCCCATCCCCGTTATCAAGAAGTCCCGCAAGAAGTCCGAGGAACCCGCTGAATGACAGGAGGTGGAAAGCATGACGGACGCTGAGAAGTTGAAAATGGTGAAAGCCATGACCGGCGAGACAGACGAGGACACGCTTTCCACCTACCTTTCTATCGCCGGAAACAAGGTGTGCCGCAAGGCATACCCCTTTGACCCCACCGTGACCGCTGTCCCTGACCAGTATGCTCACATTCAGGTAGAGGTTGCCGTGTATCTGCTGAACAAGCGGGGAGCCGAAGGGCAGACCGCTCACAGTGAGAACGGTATCTCCCGCTCCTATGAAGACGGCGATGTGCCGCCTACGCTGCTGAGGGACATTGTTCCCTTTGCCGCTGTGATGGGAGGTTGAGTGCATGAGAACGCTGAACCGCAACAAATCGCCCTTCTGGTATCTGCTGTATGACAGCAAGGCTCCCGCCAAGGACGAGTATGGCAACGAAACCGGCGAGGAACTGGTGGTTTACAAGCCTGCCGTGGCGATGAACGCCAATATCTCGGCGGCGACCGGCTCCGCTCAGGTGGAGCAGTTCGGTAATTTCGCAGGGTACGACAAGGTGATCGTCACCGATGACCTGAGCTGCCCTATTGACGAGAATACCGTGCTGTTCATCGACAAAGAACCGCAGTATGACAAGGACGGGAAACCGCTCTACGATTACATGGTCAAGCGGGTCGCCAAGTCCCTCAATTCCATTTCCTATGCGGTCAGTAAGGTGACGGTATCGTGAGTCAGACGATCAATGTTCCGCTCTCCGGGAGAGGGATTGAGCGGCTGATACAGGAAGTTGAAAATCGTAAAACTTGGCTTCGAGATCGTGCAACGGTTTTTCTTGAACGCTTAGTTGCGATGGGGGTTGGAATTGCTTCTGCGTGTTTCGATGACGCAGCCTATGATGGCACAAATGATGTTGTTGTATCTGCGGAATATCGAGGTGAAAATGCAAGGGCGATTGTGGCAGTCGGTAAAGCGGTTTTATTTATCGAGTTCGGCACAGGTGTGACCTATCCCGATAACCACCCGGAAGCCAGAGATCGCAATATGAAGCGTGGCGAGTACGGTCAAGGTCACGGCAAGCAACAGTCTTGGGGCTATTACGGCGAACCCGGCACGAACGGAGTGCTGAAAGAAAAGAAGAACGGCGGGTTCGTGGTCATTACCCACGGCAACCCCGCCAATATGCCGATGTATGAAACAAAGAAGGAATTGCAGTTCCAGCTTACCCGAATTGCGAAGGAGGTGTTTTCATGATTGATGTGGAGAGTCAAATCTACACGCCGATTGCGGAAGCCCTGAGAGCGCAGTTTCCCGGTATTTTGGTCAGCGGTGAGTATGTCAATGCCCCTACCCGTTTTCCCTATGTGAGCTTGGTGGAGCAGGATAATTACACCACGGAAGCTCACATGGACAGCGGCGATACGGAGAGGTTCGCCACGCTGATGTACGAGGTGAATGTCTACTCCGATAAGGCAGGCGGTAAGAAATCCGTTTGTCGAAAAATCATGAGGTTTGTGGACGATCTCATGTACGCCAAGAATTTCCGGCGTACTTCTCTGTCCCCGGTTCCCAATTTGGAGAACGCAACAATCTACCGTCTGGTTGCCCGATACAAGGCTGAAACGGACGGAACCACTCTTTATAGGAGGTAAATGAAATGGCTATTTCCACCTACAAGGTTTTTCTGATGAAGAAAGCCGACACTGGCGAACAGTGGAGCAAGCTGATCGACATTAAGGAGTTTCCTGACCTCGGCGGCGAACCCGAAATGCTGGAAACCACCACCCTGAGCGACAATATGCAGACCTACATCGCCGGTATCCAGTCCCTCGATGGTCTGTCCTTTACCGCCAACTACACGCTGGCTGATTTCCAGACCCTCAAGGCTTTGGAAGGCAAGAAGGTCAGCTATGCGGTCTGGTTTGGCGGCACCGAGAGCGATGGCACTGTTACTCCCGATGGCTCTAACGGTAAGTTCTCCTTTGACGGTGAGCTGTCCGTGTATCCTGTTGGCGGCGGAGTGAACGAAGTGGTGAACATGAACATCACCATCGCTCCTTCCACTCCCATCGCTTTCTCCGCAACCTAAGACACCAATAATCGCCGTATTGATAAGGAGGATTTATCATGGCAAAGCAGTTGACGATCAATGACCCTACTACCGGCGTGACCTACACGCTGGAATACACCCGCAAGACCGTTGAAGCGATGGAGAAGAACGGCTTTGTTGCCGCCGATGTGGAGCGCAAGCCTATGACCCTGCTTCCGGCTCTGTTTGCCGGTGCGTTCCTCGCCCATCATCGGTTCGTGAAGCGTGATGTGATCGACAGTATTTACGCTCGTATGAACCACAAGGACGAGCTGATTGCTGCTCTGGTAGAGATGTATAACGACCCCCTGCTGAGTCTGCTGGACGAGCCTGAGCAGGAGGGCAACGAGGGAAACCTGAGCTGGAAGACCGGCTGGTAAGCGACCGATCTTCCAGAAGTGAGGGGGGCGGCGGCGACCATCGCCCCGCTCCCCTTCTCGCTTACACGCCAAAGTTTTATGAGGTTTTCCCGTACTATCTTTCCATCGGCATGACCTATGAGCAGTTTTGGGAACAGGACTGCGAATTGGTGAAGTATTACCGAAAGGCGGCGCAGATCAGGCAAGACCTGAGAAATCAAGACGCTTGGCTCCAAGGAGCTTATTTTTACGAAGCTCTTATTGACGCTGCCCCGGTTCTTCGTGCTTTCGCCAAGAAGGGAACCAAGCCCACGCCGTATCGAGAAAGCCCCTATGAGCTGTTCAGTCGGCAGGACAAGAAACAGCAGAAGCAGCTTCAAGAAAAACACGATGACCAAGCCAAGGCATACATGGAAGCCTTTATGGTATCGGTCAATAAGAAATTTCAAGAGAAAGGTGGTGGCGTAAGTGGCTGACAATGTGGAAATTCAGGGGTTGGAGTTTCAGATCGTCAATGACAGTACGCAGGCGGTCGCAGGGCTTCAAAACCTGATTAACACACTCAATCGTTTGAAAACCGCTACCAACGGCGGCGCAACGGGTCTGAGCAAGACCGCTCAGGGTATTCGGGAGCTTTCCAATTCTCTGAAAGGCTTGAACAGCGGTGACGCTTCGCAGAAGATCACCCGGCTTACCAATGCGCTGACCGCTCTGAGTCAGGTTGGAAATGTGAAGATTTCTTCCTCCATCGCCAACCAGCTCACGGCAATCAACACCGCTCTCGCTGGCCTGAAATGGACGGACGGCGACAAGCTGACTTCCCTTGCCAACGGCTTACGCCCTCTCTCCGAGTTGGGTAAGGCCAATATGACCACCTTTATCAATCAGCTCTCCAAGCTGCCGAAGGTGATCGAGGATTTGGAAGCGGCGGACATTGATAAGTTCACACAGCAGATGACCGCCCTTGCCGCCGCCATGAAGCCTTTTGCCGATGAAATGCAGAAGGTGTCCAACGGCTTCTCGGCGTTCCCGTCCAAAATCCAAAAGCTGATTACCAGCACGGAGAAATATAACGCTTCTGCCCGTAAAGCAACCTCCACTACCGGGAAGTTCACGAGTGGATTGAAAGCGTTGAATGTCGCCGCTGTTGCAATCACTTTCCGCAAAATCGGTCATTTCATCGCACAGGCGGTCACGGAGTCCAACAAGTACCAAGAAGACTTGAACTTGTTCACGGTTGCCTTGGGGCAGTATGCCGCCGAAGCTCAAAACTACGCCGAAAAGGTATCCGATGTTATGGGTATTGACCCGGCACAGTGGCTCCGCAATCAGGGCGTTTTTAACACGCTGCTGACCGGCTTCGGTGACACAGCAGAACGAGCGCAACTCATGAGTCAAAACCTGACACAGCTCGGCTACGATATTTCTTCCTTCTTCAATATTTCCATTGAAGACGCAATGCAGAAGTTACAGTCCGGTATTTCCGGCGAGTTGGAACCTCTGCGGCGCTTGGGCTACGATTTGTCGCAGGCACGGTTGGAGCAGACCGCTTTGAACCTTGGTATCAAGGAAAGCGTTGCAAACATGACGCAGGCAGAAAAGGCCGAGCTGAGATACTACGCCATTATGACTCAGGTGACAACCGCTCAGGGCGATATGGCGAGAACGCTGGAAGCTCCCGCAAACCAGTTTCGTATCTTGCAGGCACAGCTTACACAGGCCGCACGAGCGATCGGTAACATCTTCATTCCCGCACTGAACGCAATTCTTCCCTATGCAATCGCTGTTGTTCAGGTCATTCGAGAGATCGCCAATGCCCTTGCCAACCTTGCGGGTTTCAAGTTGACGGAGGTGGACTATTCGGGAGTGAATAGCGCTGCTGTCGGCGCTGGGTCTTTGGCTGATAATCTCGATGACGCTGCCGGTGCCGCCAAGAAGCTGAAACAGTACACCGCAGGCTTTGACGAGCTGAATGTCTTTGCTCCTAACACGGGAAGCGGTTCCGGGGCGGGTGCTGGTGGCGCAGGCGGATTTGATTTCGATTTGCCTACCTACGATTTCCTTGGTGACGCTGTGCAGACCCGCATTGGTGAAATCAAGAAGATGATTGAGGACACTCTCACAGAGATCACCACGATTGTTTCCGGCTTTATGCTGGCGGTAGGTGCAATTCTGGTCGTAACCGGTGTAAATATTCCGCGGGGTGTCGGCTTGATGGCGGCGGGTGCAGTCGGCCTTGCGGCTACCGTTGGACTGAATTGGACTGCTATGAGTAGCGAACTGGCAAGTACGCTGGCTCTCATTACAGGTGTTGTCGGCGGCTTCCTGCTGGCTCTTGGCGCAATTATGGCGTTCTCCGGGGCGAACCTTCCTCTTGGTATCGCTTTGATGGCCTTGGGCGGGGCAAGCCTTGTATCTGCCGCTGTTATCAACTGGCATAACAGCGACCAACACCTCACTGACGCTTTGACCACCTTAACGGGAGTTCTGGCGGGTGCTTCTCTGGCGGTAGGCGCTATGTTGGCTTTCACCGGGGTTGCAACCGGGCTGGGTATTGCGCTGATGGCTGTTGGTGCTGTCACGCTTGTATCTGCCGCAGCTCTGAACTGGAACAGTATCCCGGACGCTCTGGCTTCTCCCTTGTCCAGAGTAGGATTGCTGGTCAGCGGAGCAACCTTGGCACTCGGCGCTATCCTCGCTTTCTCCGGGTGTATGCCCCTCGGTATTGCGCTGATGGCGATTGGTGCTACTTCTCTGGTTTCCGTAATGGCTCTCAACTGGAATGGCCTGAGTGATGAAATCCAGAATGTGATTGCCATTATTACCACGGTCGTATCTGTGGCGTTCCTCGCTATCGGTGCGGCGCTGGCGTTCTCCGGGGCGAATATCCCGTTGGGTCTGGCTCTGCTGACGGCGGGTGCGGTCACAATGGGTACGGCTATCATGCCGAACTGGAATGATCTCTCCGACAATGTTCAGCAGAAGATCAGCATGATTACCACCGTTGTCGGCGGCGCTCTCTTGGCGGTCGGCGCTATCCTTGCTCTGAGCGGAGTCGCCCTTCCTCTTGGCCTTGGCCTGATGGCGGCTGGCGCATTGAGCCTTGGCGCTGTTGCTACCCTGAATTGGGATTTTGTGGTTAATTCCATTAATAAAGTCGTATCGGTCATCACGGGTATTCTCAGCGGTGCATTGATCGTTCTCGGTGTCCTGTTGTGCCTGAGCGGTGCGGGTGTTGGTCTTGGCCTTGCGGTACTGGCGGCGGGTCTGTCCCTGTCGTATGCGGCATGGACACTGGATGATAACCCCATTACTCGCTTTGTACGACAGATGGCGAACTCCATCATTGGACTTGTGAACGGTGTCATTGACGCAATCAATGATATGTTTCACATCCAGTTCAACGGCCTGTCTGTCATGGGTATCACGCTTATTCCGGCGTTTGATATTCGATTGGTGGATATTCCGCATATTCCGTTTTTTGAAGACGGCGGCTTCCCGAACGAAGGACAGCTTTTTATCGCCCGTGAAGCGGGTGCGGAAATGGTCGGTGCGATGGGTCGCAGAACGGCGGTTGCCAACAATGACCAGATCGTTGAAGGTATCTCCGCAGGCGTGTCCGTTGCCAACGATGGCGTGATCGCCGCTATCTACGCTCTGCTGAATGTTGTGGAAGAAAAGGATATGTCCGTTGTCATTGGTGACAATGAAATCGGTCATTCCTACGACCGCTATAAGGAGAAGCGTGGTCGGCAAGTATCTACTGGCGTGTTCGCCAATGCCTACTAAGGAGGGCTGAGGAAATGCAAAGTTTCATTACAATCAATGGCACAAAGTTTCCTCAGCCCCGCAGGGGCTTAGAGCTGCTGTCTGCCACTATCGTAGACTCTGCCAGAAATGCCAACGGCGTTGTGGTAGGCCAGAAGGTCGGCAGAGATCAACAGAAGCTCAACAACCTCTTTTGGGGCTACTTGACAGCGGAACAGTGGTCTGCCATGTTGCAGATTTTTGACAAGAACTTCTTTGTGACAGTCACTTATCCCGATATGGTGAACAACCGCTGGACAACCAGAAAGATGTACCCCGGCGACCGCACGGCGACCCCATACCATCTTGACCCGAACACGGGGCTTCCTGCGGACTACATCAACTGCAAAGTCAACATCATTGACTGCGGCGAACCGTTCTAAGGAGGTGCAGCCGTGAAACAGGTAAGCAACGCTTACAAGCTGTCGATGAAGTCTTTGCTCCGTGAGCAGTCCTTTGTGGAGATCACCTTCTCTCAGGTGGACACAGCGGCGGCAACAGACGGTAATTGGGTCAGCAACGGGGCGCAAAGCTATTCCGAGTTCGACACGCTGGACTACGGATATGATTATCAGGAGTCCTATGCGGCGTTAGAGCTGAACCGGTGGGCGCTGGACGGAAATACGGTCATCGTTCCTTCTTCCGGGACGATGTATGACGGCTTTGTTTCGAGCCACATGAGTAATGCTGAGGGCAAGTTTACCACCCCTGCGGTGCTGACTCGTGCTTTCAGCAATCCTCACACCTTCCCCGGTATCACCCTGACTTTTGACACTCGCTATCAGGAATGGCCTGACACCGTGACGGTTGATTTCTACCTGCATGGGACGGTGCTGGAAAGTCTGACCCTTCCCGTAGAGGGAACAGAGTTGGTCATCAACACGAAGGTCGCTTCTTGCGACAAGATCGTGTTGACAATGGGGAACACCCTTCCGTACCGCCGACCTCGGTTGCAACAGGTTCTCTACGGTGTGCAGAAGAAATTTGGAAATGATGACATTGTTTCCATCAAGGAGTCTCACGATGTAGACCCGCTCTCCCGCAGACTGCCGCAGGAAACCATGCAGTTCGTTCTTTTGGACTACGAACACAATTATGACCCGGATAACCCGAAAGGCATTTATGCCTATCTGGATAAGAAGTCACCGATTTCTCTCCGATACGGTTATATGCTTCCCACGGGCAAGGTCGAGTGGCTGAAAGCGGACAAGTATGTGCTGAACAGCAAACCGAAAGCTGCTAAAAATCAGGCCACCTTTACGGGTACAGGTCTGGTTGGAAGTCTGACCGGAACCTTCTACAAGAGTAAGCTCGGTTCCAAAAACTTCTACGACATGGCTGAGGAAGTGCTTTTGGACGCAGACCTGACGCTGACAGCGCAGGGTACGCACCCGTGGGTGATTGACCCGGCCTTGAAGCAAATGTTCACTACGGCGGCACTTCCCATTGACTCGCACATGAACTGTCTGCAACTGATCGCTCACGCCTGCCGCTGCCGCCTGTTTACAGACGATGACAATATCATTCACATCAAGCCCTTCGGCGTGACTGTGGTTGGTATTTACAGCGGCGTATGGGTGGATAACGGTCATTTGTGGTACAGCGAGTGGGACACTGTTGACCGTGGAAACAAGGTCGGTAACACCTATGCTGCGTTGGAACTGAACCGGTGGACACTGGATGGTGGAGATCAGGTCATTGTCGAAGACACCGACCCCTCCGGTCGAGGGTTTATCAGTGAAGCGATGACTGCGGCAGATGGCACTTATACTACGAAGCCGACCTTCACCAAGACCTTTGATGTTTCTCACGACCTTCCCGTGTTGGCTCTCCGCTTTGATACCCCCTTGGACGAGTACCCCACCTCTATTCAGGTGAAGTATTATGCCGGGACGAAGCTGCTGGACACGCAGACTGTGAAGGGTATTACTTCTGCGGAGGTGTTTGTCAACAGCGAAGCGGCGATTGACTGCACCAAAATTGAGGTGACGATGGACGGTGGCCTGCCGTACCGCCGTATGCGGGTGAGCAAGCTCTACTACCGTGAAACGGACTTCACGCTGGATTTTGACTCGATTGATAAGGACTCACAATCCATCGCAAAGATCGATCAGCTCAAAGCGGTGTCTGTCGCCAAGTATGCGTACACGGCGGCAAATGACACCACCAAACTTTTCGAGGGAACGACCACCGAAACTCAGCTTCATGTCGAGTTCTCTGGTCTTGCACAAGATGTTTCCATCTCTGTTTCTGGCGGCTCGTTGGTATCCTCCAACATTTACGCCAGAGCTGCGGATTTGGTGTTATCCTCCGGCACTAAAACCGTAGTCATTACCGGCAAAACTCTGTCTGAGAACTCGGTGGTCGTTTCCTATCCCGTGGCTCTCGATGGAGAAATCGACAAGGAGGAAAACCCCCTTATCACCAACGATACGATGTGCGCCGCTCTTGCCGATCAGGTCAAAAAGTATCTGCAAATGAGAAACACCTATCAGACAAAGTACCGTGGCAATCCTGAGTTGGAAGTGGGCGATGTGATTGGCTTGCAGACGCTCTACACCGATGAAATGGACGCATTGATCTTGGTGGACGAGATCACATTTAACGGCTCTCTGAGCGGAAAGTTGAAGGTGAAAGGTCTGATATGAGTATTATTGATAATCTCGTCTACGACCGCACACAGGCCGATGTAGACAGGGTTTTTACCCTGAAAAACAAAATCCTCACGGAAGGGCTTTCGAGCCTTTCCGCTGAGGAAAAGACCGAGTACATGGCTGGTATGAAGGGTGCTTACAATTACGGGGACATGAACCGTGTAGGGCAGGCGGTAGCCTATATCGCCAACCGCATGACTTCTCTCCCCGGACAGTTGGCGGCATACCGAGCGGAGAAAGGAGTCGCTGATGACCCGATCTACCAAGTTCCGTATGACCCTTCCTCGGTGGTGGTTGCGGCAAAGACGAATTGGGCGATGGGTGATACGCCCACCCAATCTCTCGTGAAAGCCTACTTGAACAACCTGACGGTTCTCCGAAAGCAGCTCACGCTTCCCCCGGACGCACCGCTGGTTCCGAGCAGTCTGGACAATCTCACTTTTTCCACGGCAAACAACATTGAATATCTCCTGTATGTCATCGACACAACGCTGACCGAGGTAGAAACCGAGCTGTATTCCAAGATCGACCGCACGGTGGACGCTTTCGCTTATGTTGGTCTGTATAACTGCGGAGAGTAAGGAGGAAATTTCATGAAAGATACTGTCATCAAGGGCAACGGTAAGTCCCGTTCTATCAAGGCTCCTACCGATATGCCTGCAACCTTCGAGGAATGGCGCACACAGCTTCTCGCCGGAACCGCCACCCTCGACATTGGTCTGAACGCCGCAGGCTGTGATGTGGTCGGCACAGCCATGAGCAAGGCAAATCTGCTGTCTGACACCACCAAGTCGGCACTGGAACTGAGCGGTAGCGACCCCACGGTGAATGACGCTCTGTATGCTCTGAGCCAGAAGGGTTCTCCCGCAGAGGTGCGTGTCATCGCTGATACAGGCTCGACCGTCACCATGAGTAGGGGTGGCAAAACTCTGACAGGCAAGGTTGCTTCGACCGGCTATGCTACTCTGTACCCGACCGAGCTGGGTGACTGGACTATCGTGTTTACTTACAACGGTTCTCAGAAAACCAAGGTTTACACGCTGGAAGTCATCGGTATCGTGTATGTCTATCCCTTCGTAGTTGGCGCTACGCTGGAAGCTACCTCTTGGGACAACATCGCCGCTGTTTCCAAGTTCGGTCAGGCTCCGAACTACTGGAAGGTCGGTGACAAGAAGAACATTACTGTCAACGGCGTGACCTATGCGGCGCAGATCATCGGATTTGACCACGACACTCTGACCACCGCAGACGGTAGCCGCACCAAGGCTGGTATTACCTTCCAGTTGGTTGACTGCCTGAAAACCACCTACTCTATGAACGGCTCCAATACCAATGTGAACGGCTGGCGTGGTTCCACTATGCGTACCTCCACAATGGCAACGCTGCTGAACCAGCTTTCCTCTGACCTGAAAAGCGTGTTGAAGTTCGTCAACAAAGTGACCAGCAAGGGCAACAATCAGTCCGGTTTGGAAACCACTTCCGACAAGCTGTTCCTTCTGTCCGAGATCGAAGTCTTTGGTGCTACTCAGTATTCTTACGCCGGTGAGGGTAAGCAATACGAGTATTACACCGCTGGCAACAGCACCATTAAGAAGGTCAATGGTTCTGCGGACTACTGGTGGGAGCGTTCTCCTTATTCCGGCGGCACCGACGGCTTCTGTTGTGTGAGCAACGGCGGCTTCGCCAGCATTAACCTCGCCAGCTACTCTCGTGGCGTGTCCTTCGGCTTCTGCGTTTAATCCCCGGTTTCATCAACACCAATCCCGCCCCGTCAGGGGCGGTGTAAGAAAGGAATGTTGGCGTGTCAGTCATCAAAGCTATGCGTGGCGAAAGCTTCATGCAGTTCATCGAAACCGCCAGACGGTTAGAGCTTCACGCTTTCTCTGTCTGCACCAAGGCTCCTAAAAGATACGCACCTCTGCTGACAAACCGTATCTTCGAGCTGGCTTCCACGGTTCATGAGGAAGTACGAGCAGCGAACAACATCTATCCGCACAATCAGCATGAAGCGCAAATGCGGCGAGATCACCTGATTAACGCCAACATCGCCCTTCAAAATCTCAGCCCGAAGCTGACTTTGCTCTATGACGCTATTCTCCAAAATCCTGAAAAGTGTCCGTGGATTGACCACGCCATGAAGGAATTTGGAGAGTACATCACGGACGAAGCACAGCTTATCTCCAAGGTTCGGAAAGCTGACCACGAGAGGTATAAAGACCTCCCGACATGAGTTTTTCATTGGGTCAAGCCCTGTAATTGTTACCGTTTCTGCGAACAACTGGTGGGAGCGTTCTCCTAATTCCGGCAACACCAACAACTTCTGTAATGTGAACAACAACGGCAACGCCAACAATAACAACGCCAGCAACTCTAATGGCGTGTCCTTCGGACTCTGCAACTTCGCATAGGTCAGTCGTAGTAACCCCTTTGGGCGAAATCAGTACCTTTTGCAGAGGGAGGGCTTGTTCCCGGCTACCAAGCCAAAACACCCCGTCCGATGTAGTCAGCCGGACGCTTCTTGCATGGTGAGCGATTGTACGGTAGCTCATTTCATGGCTGGTACTACAAGCAGTTAGAACCCGTACCCGACAATAAGACTGTACGGAGGGGAACCTTCTATGACAAGTGAAGAACGGAGAGAAGCCCGTTATCAGCGCAGGAAAGCCAAGCGGAACGAAGCTCGTCTGCGGCGAAGCAAAGAATGTGGTGATTTCGATGAAGTCTTTTCGTTCAGACACCTTTACCTTTCCGGGAAGAAATGCTGTAAGGGTGTCTACTGGAAAAACTCAACTCAGCGGTATATCGGCAATATCATTCCGATCATCGCAAAGACCCATCGTGAACTTCAAAACGGAACCTTCAAGCACCGTGGTTTTCACGCTTTCACCATCATGGAGCGAGGGAAGAAGCGGTATATCCGATCAGTCCATATCACGGAACGAGCGGTTCAAAAATGTCTGTGTGACTACTGCTTAGTTCCTATCTATTCGGCCTGTTTCATCTATGACAACTCAGCCAGTTTGAAGCACCGAGGTATGGACTTCGCCCTGCGCCGTATGACCTGTTACCTTCAACGGCATTACAGGAAGTACGGTCTGGAAGGAGGGGTTCTGCTTTACGATTTTCACAGCTTCTTTGACTCAGCTCCACATGAGCCGCTGTTCCGTGAAGCCGACCGTAGGCTTCATGACCCGAAAATCAGAGAGCTTGCAAACAGCTTTATTACGGACTTCGGTTCTGTGGGCTTGGGTCTTGGCAGTCAGGTGTCTTAGACGAACGCCCTCATGCTTCCCAATATGATTGACCACTATTTCAAAGAGGTCTGCCGTGTCAAAGCCTATGAGCGATACATGGACGATGGCGTGGCAATCAGCCCTGACATTGATGACCTGTATCTCTGCATGGACGGGTTAAAGATCATCTGCGAGAAGTGCGGTCTGGAATTGAACTTGAAGAAGACGAGGGTCATTCCTCTCAGAGATTATTACCGCTGGTTGAAAACGAGGTTCATCATCACACCGACCGGAAAGGTTGTTCGGAAGATGAACAAGGACTCAACAAAAATCGTTCGACACAAGCTTAGGGCTTTCCGAGGAAAGCTCGACCGGGGCGAAATGACCTTGGCTGACATTCGGTGTTCCGTGGACTCCTACAACGGTCACATGAAGCGAGGTCACAGCTTCAAGGTGCGGCAGCGCACCAATCAGTGTTTCAAATCATTGTACGGGTTCTACCCGGACGAGAAAGGTTGGAAAAGCCATGTATAAAATCATCAAGAAGGACGCAGTTCTCGGCATTGTGAGCAATCTAACTTGGGTATGTATGCAGGAAAACGGCTGCTACGGCCTGACGGTCGAGGATAATGCACAGGGTATTGCCTTGAACGGCACCGTGTACCATGTCAACGGACACCCCGAACTGGACGGTGCTGAAACGGTTTCGGTCGAAGAAGTGGACGATGGCGTTTACGCTTCCAGTTTGACCGCTCTGCTGACTGACCCGAACGACATTCGTAATTCTGAGCAGTTCCGCAAGGCTGTTCAGATGTTCGCCAAAAGCCTTGACGAAGACTCTGCGATGGTGGTTGCAACCATCTATGACCCCTATCAGGTCGGTCATGCCTATGCTGTTGGTGATTATTTCACCTACGGTGTGAACGGTGTAGGCGACCCGCAGCTCTACAAGGTGGTACAGGCGCACACTTCCCAAGCAGATTGGAAGCCTGACACACTTCCCGCTCTCTACACGCCGATTGGCCTGACCCCCTCCGGCTACCCTGTGTGGACTCAGCCCACAGGCGCTCATGACGCTTACAACAAGGGTGACATCGTGAGCTACAACGACAAGCTGTACCGCAGTCTGATTGACGGAAATGTGTATTCCCCGGACGCTTATCCCGCTGGCTGGGAAGAATACACCGGCAAGTAAAAAAAAGGGGGCAGGACATGAGTGACGCAATTCTGGTCGCTATTATCACGGGTGGTCTGAGCCTGCTTGGTATCATCTACTCGTCCGGCAAGTCTGCCAGCAAGGTTGACGCAAAACTGGACAAGCAGCAGGCGGTTATCGAAACCAAGTTGAACGAACTGACCCGTGAAGTGCGGGAACACAACAATTTTGCAAGGCGTGTGCCTGTGGTTGAAGAACAGATCAAGGTCATCAACCACCGTATCGAGGACTTGGAGGGCTTTCACAAGCCTGCATGACCCGAAAGTAAGGTGATAAAGGTGAGTAATCGGGTCAAAATCCCTATAACTTTCTCTTAGTATGCGTGTATAAGAGGGAGTTTATAGGAAAAACGCCAGATTACTCACCTAACTCACCTAAATTAAAAATTGGAGGTAAAAATTATGCTCGAAACCATTTTGCACAACCTGACGAATATCGGCTGGGCTATGTTGATTTTTCTGTGTGCCTACCTTTCCAATGTATCCTTTTCTCTGTATTACAACATCAAAATCCTGCTGGAACCGTTCAGCAAGGAAAAGCTGATAAACTCAGGCTTGAAGATCGCCGCTTTTGTCTGCGGTCTAACCCTGCTGTGTGTGGCAATTACCACGCTGCCGCTGTTTGCGGATATGGTCGGCTGGGAAATTCCGGCTGAGTATGTGGATATTTTCAGCAATTTGGTGATTATTGGTGCGGTACTTATGGTGTCCTGTAAGTACATCACAGAAGCATTTACGAAGTTCAAGGCCATTTTGGACGCTACCAAGGAGGGCAAAAGCTATGATGAAATCAAGTGAACTGGTTGCCAAGGTCGTTGATATTGCCAAGCACTACAAGACCCTGTATGTCATGGGCTGTTTTGGTGCGCCGCTGACCGACACCAATAAGTCACGGTACACCAAGAACCACCCCTACAACATGGCGGCAGCTCGTACCTCTATGATTATGGCGGCGACCTCTGACACTTTCGGCTTTGACTGTGTGAACCTTATCAAAGCCGTTCTGTGGGGCTGGACAGGGGATAAAACCAAGTCCTACGGTGGTGCGAAGTATGCCACCAACGGCGTACCTGACGAGGGCGCTGACACCATGATTAAGAGGTGCAAGGACGCTACTGCTTCCGGGTGGGACAAGGTTGACCCCGGCGAGGTGGTGTGGACTACGGGACACATCGGCGTGTATATCGGAAACGGGCTGGCGGTCGAGTGTTCCCCTCGCTGGGCGAACAATGTGCAGATCACCGCTGTCGGTAACATCGGGAAGAAGAACGGGTACAATACCCGTATGTGGAAGAAGCACGGACACCTCCCCTATGTGACCTACGACAAAACCGTAATCCCCACACAGCCCGAAACGGTCAAGCCCGTTCCTACCACTGAGGTCAAGGCGAAGGGTGTTGCTCGGTCTTTCAATAAGGCTGTGGCAGGCACTTACACCGTGACCGCTGGCGCTGGCCTGAATGTCCGTGACGCTGCCGGGACGGACAGTAAAGTGCTGGTGACAATCCCCAAGGGAACCACCGTCAAAAACTACGGCTATTACACCGTTGTAAACGGCGTTAAATGGCTCTATGTGGCTTTCTCGTACAAGAGGGTAAATTATACTGGCTTCGTGCATGAACGCTTCCTGAGCCGCTGAGAGGGCTTCCTATGGGTGGTAAACGAGTGCAACCTAAGCCGAAGAAGAAAAGAATGAGAAAGCGCACGAAGTTCACGATCTTGTCCATCTTCAATCTGACTTGGTACGCCGTTGTGGTTCTGATTTTGAACGCCTGCGGTCACACAGTTGACACAGAATTGACAGTCGGCTGGTTTGCGGCTTGGACTGCCGAACTCGCCATTCTGTACGGTATTAAGGTCAAGTCAAAAGAAACCTCAGACGAGGACGCTCAGGGGTGAGAAAATGCAAGTGCTGAAAGAAATCACGCTCGACAAGGTTATCAATCTTTACGAGGGTCAAGTCGTTCACGACAAAAAGCAGCTCATTGAATGGGACGATCATCGCCGCACTCCACTCTATGGGCTGAAAGAACGAACGCTGGCTCAAGACAAGATGATCTTGGGTGCGCTGAAATGCGCCAGAGCGAACGGGTATTCCGGCGAAGAATAAAAGAAGACACTCCCTACCGATTAAGGTAAGGAGTGTCTTTTGGTTTGAACGAACACCGTTCCCCACACAATGTAGGGTTCGGATATGCGCTCAATGGTACGCCGTGAGGGATTCGAACCCCCGGCCTTCTGGTCCGTAGCCAGACGCTCTATCCAGCTGAGCTAACGGCGCTTAGTGCGCTCCTAACGCGCCTAAGTATAGTAGCATAGCCCGGCCGGAATTGCAAGCCCTTTTTCAAAAAAGTTTTCCTTTTTTGCGTTTTTACCAGCCCATCGTATCGCGGATGGTGTCCGTCACATCGCTGACCGTGCGCACCGCGTCCGCCACGATGTTGTTCGTGCGCTTTTTCTGCGGGTGCATCATCCAGCCCGCCGCCGTGCCGACCGCCATGCCGACACCCATGCCGATGCTCATGCCCTTGGCAAACTGCATTGCGTTCATTTTGCTGTCTCCTTTCACGTTCCTGCCTCCCTTCGCAGCTGCACTGCTGCGCGGATAGTATGTGCGCGGGCGCGCGGGAGTATGAAATCTGCGCCGCGCCAGTTTCTGGATTGATTCCCCGCCGCCGTCGGTGGTATACTATTTTTATTATCTTATCAAATTTTCTTCCGATCGTATGGGAGGGGCCGTT